GCTGTTGGTGCGCCCATAGCCGCACCAGCTGGGTCTGCAATCGCTGCAATGGTTACCGATCCGAGCGCATTTGATGTCAATGCCCGCATACCACCGAAGTTGCGTGAAATCTGTGCATTCTCCCATGCAGTACGAACCAGTGAATCGGCTGCGGTTAGTGAGTTCTGCTGGTCTGCCAATACAACCTGAGTGAACGGGTTGATTAGGTAAAACCAGGGCATGTCGCCAGGAACGCCTATAGAACTTAGCAGCGCGCCAGCTTCAGCGACATCTGACCACGCTGTTACAGCCGTGCCGGGAGTGCCGTGAACTAAGCCAGAGTTCTCCAGCATGAATTGCGCGAAATCCGTCTCAAGATCGGTAACGATACGGCGTGCCATCGGTGCAATGATCTCATCAAGCTGATCAAGCTCCAATGCCTCTTCAACACTACCCCACTCCGTTGCCGCAGTAAAATAATTCTGAACTGTTGCCGTAGCCTTACCAGAGATGATGTCATCTTTGACTGAGCTAGAGATATCACCGCCTGCAGTCCGGATCGACCGATAGTCGTGCGGACGTTTGATGTCCACAGTCGTACCCGATGCCGGCGTGAATTTGCCCTCGAAAAGCTGAGTGTTGACAGTCTTGGTCACAACTCGATTTGACTCGAAATGCTTCAAGAATACCCGCATCAGCCTTCGGGTGACGTTGCTTGTTAAACTGTTAGCCATTTCCTAAACTCCAAATTGTTGTCAGGAACTGGCCATAATTTAACCAGTTCCAAAGTCGTATTTGGCACCTTTCTCCCATCCCTCTTTCATTTCAGGAACTCCGCCACCACTTAATGTGATAGGCGGTTCAGGTGCATTACTTGTTTGTGGTTTCAGCAATGAAGCCTTCTGTCTGATATCACCATTAAGGTGATTCACCAATTGAAGTGTTGACATCCCGTTCATTTCTCCTAACTCAACAGGATTCTGTGACAGATAAGTTACAAACAATGGGCCATCCGGGTCTTCCAGAAGTACATCCTGAAAGGTGTTAGATATTCCATATGCAATAACCGTATCGGCCGCAGCCTTCGTCTCAACCGGATTCAGACCGTGTGTGACCATGTTCGAATCAAACTCAGCAATCCTCTTATTGATCGCTTGATTCTCACTGGCTACACGAGCCTCGTCCTTTTCTTTCCGCTGTGCTTCTTGCCGTTGCTGTGCCGCATCTTGATCCGCTTGCTTTCTAATCGCGTCGTCACGACTCGCCACATCCGCGGCATAAGTCTCTGAATACTGATCAGGCACTGGTGGAATCGCCACCGTCGCATTCTGACCTTTCAGTTCATCCAATTCCTTTTGGATAGAATCAGCCCGTTTCTCCGCTTCTACTCGACTTCGCTCTTGGTCTCTGAACTTCTTGTGCTGAACATTGACGTCTTTTTGATGCTTATCGACTCGGATAAACCCATCATGGGTTTCTTCCGGCTGTTCCGTTTGTTCCGTTGCTTCATCTACTTCTGGCATAACAATTTACTCCGCTTTGTTTGGTCTGCCTCCCGACCGGATTCTCACCGACTTATCAATCACTCTCCACGGTTTTCATATGCATCTTACTAACCGCTTACCGCTACAGGTGGCACTGTGAAACTGGTTTATAGTTGTTCCGCTTGGGCTTCTCTTATCACAGCCCCCTGATCGATAAATGCTTTCAGACCACCAGGACCACTAATTGTCTCTAGCGCCGCACTCATCTTGACCCAGGTATCCGCGTGTTTGTTCAATGTCTCCGCTTGCGTCTTGATAAGTTCGATTGCCTCCTTCATCGAAGTGCGATCATCATCACGCTGATTATTGTCAATCTTCTCATCTAGCTCCCTGTCCTTACGTGCCGCTTCAATGGCACTGATCTGAACTCGATCATCCTCTACTTCAGCCTGTCGTTCAAGTGCAACAGCCACTGGATCTGGCGGCTGCTCTGGCTGATTTTCAATGAATTCAATCTCCTCATCAGTCATCTGCTCTTGAGGTATCTGGCCAGATAGTACCATACGTTGTCTAACACGCTCGGACAATACGTCGAATCCTGGCGCATTCATGTTCTTGTAGAGGATATCACGGCCTTCCTCAATGATCGTCGGGTCGATGCTGGCGACCTCTACCATCGAGTTAACAGTCTCGCCTTGACGATTCTTGAACGATTTCGATACCTCACAGGTCACATCATATAAACCCTTTGATAGATCAATGACTTCAACCGGCTCTCCTGATTGTTCGTCAATAATGGTGTCATTCAATGTCACCATATCGAATGATTGATCTTCATTGATAACGCGTACTTGACGTTTCGTATCGTATACCAAAGGAATGGCCAGCATTAGTATCTTGCCAGTATGACAAATGGCGATCTGCTTTGACTTGGTATATTTATAGTTTCGCGTGTCACCTCTGTTCTGTTTAAGTTCAACAGCAAGGCCGGACTGCAGGCCCAGAGGCTGTCCGGGCAACTGATCGATCCCTGCTGTGCTTTGAAGATTCTGCAGCATTGATTGTGATGCCACCTCAAGACCTGGATTGATCTCAGCACCACCGAGTTTGAATGGTGCCGGAACGCCATCCACCCATTCATATGGCAATACCGGATCTTGCGATACGTTGAGACGCTCCCATGATTCGCGTTCGCCACCAATCTGTTCCTTTGTAGCGAGGATCTTGGCCAATGGAGCTAGTGCACCTTCCTCAACCTTACGAGATTCACTATAATTATAAATGCGTTGTGCATCCATCTTCTTGGTAACAATGCCCCAGTAATTCGGCACTTTCTGACGTACAGACCAGTTGGCATACTCCGGCACAATAGGCAGCAATTCAAATACCGTGTCCTGAACAGGCGTCAACCACCCACCACCGTCAAAGATGCGGGTCTTGACTTCATTCATCTCACGATCACGGGATCGCTTCTCTACTGCACCTTGCTTTTCCAACTCATCCTTAATGGTTTGGAATTTCTCATCATCCACATATACTGCACCATTACTAAGTTCGACAATGCGACGCGTTACTTTCACTTTGTAAAGGATCTCACCAACAACAACCGACTCAGGTGTGCGATCTGTCATCGTAATGTCATCCATGCTGATGGACCGACCACTACCTTCAGGAAACTTTTCGTCATAATCGGACTTGATCATGGTCTGCAATACAAAGCAATAACCAGCATCTTCTCGGGTTTGTAGCACAGAGCCAGGATCAAACCATACGCGATTAACAAAGTCAGCAATCGGATCAATGTATAGATCCTGATCGAAAGTATTGTTGTCACCCCAACGCTGATTGATACGCCATCCATCCATTCCAGCACGAACGACTATACGAGTTGAAGCATCGTATACATCGGTTGCGTTAGATAGGTTTTGAATGTTGCGGATTAGACCATCATAGGTCTTGGCCAGATCCTTGGTCGCATCGCCCCCGGCTGGCAATACCTGGATGTCAAAGTCGGTTTGCTCCATAGCGCCTGCAATATCATCAACTAGATCATTGCACCTATCGAGCGTGTATCGGGGTCGCCCAGCAAATGCCTTAGCAGCGAAGTCATCCCATTGACCATCCTTGTCATCAAGGAAGATATTAACTTCACGGACTATTTCACGAACATCCTTCTCGACATCCTGTGCATTACGCAACAATAGCAGAACTGCTCCGTGGTTTTCGAAACCTTTATCGTCTTGATCAGCCATTATTCACCTTGCTTGGTCGTGAATATCCAGCCCTCGGATTTGCTGTCAAGTAACGTGTCCGTCTGCGTCTGGCGTTCACTTCAACTCTGGCAAGGTCTTCGACTGTGCAATCACCGCACAGCATTACGTCGCTAGGATGTAAATCTCTACTGTGTTTGTAACTGCCGAATCTCTGCTGGCGATACATGGCAAGTTTGAAGTCATCTCCGATATTGATGACGTTTCTGCAGGCATGGCAAGTTGGATCGCATCCAGAAAGCCTGAATAACCGATCCATAATCGCGGTTAGTGCCTGAGTCGTACCTTCAGGTATGTCGTCAAGTGTCATTTTAGTCAGTTGCCATAGACAGATGCAAACCTGAGTTTCATCTCAGCCTTATTAGGCAGAGGAGTAGCAAGACTCATCATCATTGAGTCAGCCATGTTCGGCGATGTGATCTTTTTCTGTGCCATTTCCTCTTTGCTCATAATCTGAATAAGTCCAGCACCATTGGGTCTTCTCGGTATTCTACACACTTCAGCACGCAATGCAGCCATGTTGTCTATATTGGACGACAGGCTGATCATCTCATCAGGATCAATATACTTGCCATTTTCAACTGCTTGATACGTGTTATAGAACCGATCACGCAGCATCCAATAGTACTGTGCACGCCTGTTCTTGAACGTTTGCTCGTTGCTTTTGGCCTTTGTATTAGAATGACTATCGACCTTCTGATACGTCTGCTTGGGGTCATCAACGCCCTTACTGCCTTTGAACTCGACATGATCCATCTTCTTGCCCTGAATGGATTCCAGGGTTTGTCGACGTAAACTTGCTCCCAGCCCATCACAGTCCCAGATATAGACATCAGCCTGTATATCAATGGCATAGTCTACAGCCCAGTCACAGCCCTCGTTAACGTCCAGGCCAGCCTTTTCTTGCACATCCAGTATCACGCTGCCATGTCGGTAACATAACCCCTTGTCGTCAGGGCCTTTGTCTGACGGGTCATGAGAGACAACTTTGGTCCCACGTGGTTCAAAACCTAGCTTAACATGGGCATCGATAGCGGCATCGAACCATTCAGACGGGATAATGCTGTTCTCGACATGATCATTGAATGCACCTTCCCAGATATGATCATATTCAGCTCTTGGTAGGTTCTCACGATCCCATACACGCTCTGACTCAAGCTCGCCATGCCAGGGATTATCACGCCAGTTCATAACGATGATCAAATGCATATCGTCTTCGTAATAGCCATCCCGAGTCAGTTCCTTCAAATAAGGCACGATGAACCGCTTGCTGAATGGATCAGCCGATGATTTTGGATTGGCCGTGAAGAATAACTGTGAACCAGCGGCACGTATGGTTGGCGTCAAGTCCTGGATAGACTCCTTACTGAGTGTTTGGGCCTCTTCAATCCATGAGTATTTGAAGCCCTGAGCCGACTTAACAGCCGATGAGTTCCTGGCAAAGCCTTTGAAACGGAAGCCGCCGCCTGTCAGACAATCTATTTTCTGCTCCAATACACTGAAGCCATTGACCTGTAAAGTGTCCTGTATGAGCATCTTGAGCAGCTTATGGACTGAATCATCAATGGACGACTGGAACTCACGACCACAGAGTATATCTGCGGCCTCGGTCTGTACCTTCATTGTGAGGAATCGGCCTACGCTCTCACTCTTAGCTGAGCCGCGCCCACCAATCAGAACAATGAATCGCTTGGTACTAGCCAGTATGGGGCGGAACTTACTCGGTATTTGAATCTTCGGCATTTATTACCTCTACCGTCCAGCTCATATCAATGGGACCACCTTCAGGCCCTGATACTTCAACCGCTTGGGACGGTTTGCCCTCAACACGATTGGCTATCTCTTGCCAGGCTTCCTTATTACCGTCACTAGCTTGTTTCACTACCTGTCTAGCAACACGATCAAGACCTCTACGATAGTTTGGCTTGTCTTCACCCTCTTCCGCTGCAAGCTTTGTGAGTGCTCGCTTTAATGCTTGTGACCAAGGCAACCGCTTCTTGGCTGCGTTCTTGTTCCCTGGTTGTGCTCCTCGTTCAGCCATTCGTCAACTAATCCTATATAATTGATCCGCTTTGGATTTTTAATCAATATTCTAACATCGGCACATCAGACAGTGTGCTATGCGCATTACTCTGAAGCCAAGTCCTTCTCACAGCCTTAGGATCACATGTTTTAGGACGCTTTTTGCCTTTTGTGAACCGAATTAACTTGCTATTGTTGAGGTTTTTTAAGACAACTTCTCGCTTATTAAATTGACGATGCTTATAATCGCCGTATAGGACGGAATACTTGTCTTTGCCCCACTTCAATCGATACTTAGCGTCATAAAAGGCCTCTAGTTTACAAAACGCCGTATTGATGCCTTTCCTTGCATCTTCGACCATGTATGCAAACAGCACCGGATCAATTGGACTGTCGTAATAAAACGATTCAAAGATCCATCGATAGAGCTTCTTGAGTGGCATTACCTACGCCGTTTCACTGGCTTTTTGGCATTCTTTTTCTTCTTTTTGGCCGTCCGTGAAGATCGTTTGGCACGTTCTGCTTCTGTATGAGATGGCATAATCTTCTCCTTATGATGATCCGAGTTGTTTGCCTTGTATCCAGACGGCTAATGTGGGAGCTGTTGCGCCAGCTAGATCAACCTGCAATTCGTTAGAATCTGAAACGGGAAAATCAAAAATCGTATCCGATGCTGCGGTAAATGAACCATTAGCTACATCAACAAATACGCCCGATGGATCTTTAGCTTGTAGCTTTCCTATACCAGTTCCAAAGCTCCCAGTCAATGATAACCTAACTGGACCAATAAATATCTTTGGATTTGTCTGTGTGTTTGTTGTAAGTACTTGTCTGTTTCCTGTGCCTGCCATGTCTTATCCTCGCGATGTTCTCGTTATATTCCTAGCCAATGGTCTGGCAAGGCTTCGTGAAAATGAAAGTGCTGTCTCGCTAATTAATCCATTACTCAAGTTTTTAAGGAATTGATCGTCTTTGCGGACATTATAGTACCGTATTGAACGCATATGGCCATTAATGTGTCCGGCGTTAGTATTGGAGGACAGTCTCAGCGTGGTTAGACCCTGCGGAGTTGATCTGCTGGTGTTGGTGATTATCGGACGTCCGTTAGAACTTGTGCTGAAGGTAGTCGTGGCGTTGTCCCACGAGGTTGCCTGTATTAGTATCTCACCCTTCTGCGTATTAACACCATCGTCATTCAGTTGCGTAGCATTCACGAACAGGTGGGTGTCCCACTCGTCGGGCTGTTGTTTGAGATTATGAAGGATTCGACTAGTCGTCAGGCCGTTGTCAATCGCAATGATGAATGGCGTAGTTGGTGATGTCTTAGAGACTTTCGGGATGCGTATCTCGGTAACGAGTGCGCCCTGCGTAGTGTTGATCCAACTCATATCCGTTGTAAAGATGTTCTCGGCTACCCGTTGCATAGCAATACTGGTAGTAGGGATATATGTTGTGGGAGTCGAGAAGCCTATTTCTAGTTGTGCTCCCCAAGAATGCGATGATCCCGTCGTAGACATGACATCAATGAAAGAACCGTGCGCTGCGGTGGCGGGTAGAACCTTGAATTGTATTCCGATGTTACCTGTACTGTTGTTCTGAGCGCGACACCATATACGCCAGTACTCGCCGTAGTCTTCAGCTTGGAACGTGTCGTGTCCTACGCCGTTCGTCTCTCCGGTGTCTGTATTCAGACGCGGTGCGATGGGCTGCGGTACTGTGCCACCAAAGAAACTCAACTCGAACCCGAAGGTAGGAGATGTGCCGCCAGTAGTCTTCTTGACAAAGATACTGCCAGCGTGCCAACCATTGTCGTTTGGTACGGTAATAGACTGTTGTACACCTTCACGGTTAGTCGCGTTGTTGTCCGAGAGTAGTGTAACATTAAGATCACCCTCAGGACTGATAGCGCTATTCGCAACAATGCCGGGAGTCTGTATGCTAGTCCAAGGGGCAGAGAACAGGTTACCGCTCTGTCTGCAATTATTGAACCGCTGTTCCTCGACTAGCAGACCTAAACACTTTCCTGTGGCGGGATCGTGGTCAAATCGCGGTGCATTGGCAACTAATCCTCCTACCATAAGGCCACTAGCATCGCGATACCTTCCACCTGATGCGCGGAAGATGGTAAGCGTTGGCCCAAGACCCTGAGACGCTACAAGACTCTTATTGCGTGCAAAATCATAGAAAAGTGCAAGATTAGGATCAGCCACTAAAATGCCCTTTCAGAATGTTCTTGATAGATTTCTAGCCAATGGTCTGGCAAGGCTTCGTCTAAAAGTTAAGCTGTTACCTTCGTTAATTAATCCATTACTCAGGTCTTGCAGGAATTGATCCGGCTTGCTTGCGTTGTAGTAGCGTATCTCCTGCATGAGCCCAAAGAGAGCATTACCCGCACCGACCGTGTTGCCGATGTGTAGCGTAGTCATGTTTCCGAACGCTGGATATGCTGCGCCCGTGACCGTACCCTCAACTAAAACATCAAATGCTGCGAGATTGGTACCGTTGACCATCACTCTTTGGTCGCCATCTTTAAGTGTAAAGGCTGCCCTGTTAATACCCCGAAAGCCAGGTGTAGTTCCGATGTCATCATTAAGGGTTGTAGCACCTACGGTGAATCCCACACTTCCCCCAAACACCATCTCCATCTCTATGACGTCACCATTAGTGCCATCACTTATCTGCATTAGAGCCTGATCGCCCGGCGGAGCATCATGGAGCCACTGTGCGTATAATGTATGCACGTCGCCTGTAAGCCAAGACATATCCGTTGTAAATGCATCATCTACACCACGTGTTACTGGTACTGTGGTCGTTGGGATGTAGCTTGATGTGCTAGCAATGGCGCCGCTCGGAAGAGTAACCTGCATGCCCCACACGACTGCGATGCCCGCTGCTGCGACATCTTGTACGGGATCATCACCGGACGTCAAGGGGTCGTGCGCTGACCACGCTGGGAATACCTTAATCACTAGATTGGTGTTGGTGCTGCTGTTGACAGCAATCCCCATGAGCCGCCAATAGTCTCCCTGATCCTGAACACCCTGATTAGCCGTACCGTCTGTTTCACCAGTGTCAGTGTTGAGCCACCATGTACTTACAATACCTGCAACACCCCCTGTGTACTGTGTCTGTAGCGCAAAGGTAGGGGCTGTGCCGCCGAATGTCTTCTTGACATAGATACTGATAGCACGGAAATTAGTGTCACTAGCGACCGTTATGATCTGTTGGACGCCCTCTGTGACCGTGGCGGAGTTGTCCGTAAGGAGGGTAGCCTCTACTAGTCCTGTAGGACTCGCTGTGCTGTTGGTCTCAAGACCCGGTGTGCCAATACTGGTCCACGGCGCACTGACCATGTTGCCGCTCTGTAAAGCTATATTAGTCTCAGCCCTCTCCATGAGGAGGCCACGAACCGCCTTAGCTACGGGATTATGCTCGAAACGCGCAACATCAACTGCTACGTTCTCGATAAGGCCCAGAGCATTGGTTCGAGTAGCCACACCAGAGCGGGTAAGCGTTAGTGGCGGTCCCGGCAACCGGGTCGTAGTCTCTGCATTGAGATCAGGCGTCTTAACGAAGTCATAGTGGAGAGCTAAATTCGGATCAGCCACTAAGATGTCCTCTCAGAGCGGCGAGTGTCTGTCTGTTTCCTGTTCCTTTTGCCACAACTATCTCCTAAGTTATCTGTGCAAACCTTAAGTCTTTGATCCTATATAAATATTCTTCAAAATGCTGCGTGGATAATCCGTTGTCTGTATTCACCGTCAATACTTTGGGTTCCGGGGTTCGTCTGTCACCGATAATAGCGTTTACACTGCCTGGAACTGTGATTTGCATGGATGTTGACGGTGTTGCAATCGTTGTCCAGGCCACCAACTCCTTTTCGGTCAGGCAATCATCAACTCGGTATCTCGCCGTTGTTGGCGTGAAAGGATTATTGGCCGTATCAAACGGGGTCACCGTGATCGTGACTTCGCTCAATTCGTTGTGAATGCGGGCCATTGCTACTCCTTAGCGACAAACAGACTGCCGCTTTCCTGTTCAATAATAGCACCATCTTCGGTGAGGATAAATCCGAGCGGCAACGGTGTGTCAGTGATTGTAATGATATTACTCGCTGATTGAAACGTGGTTTGCTGTTGTATCGCTGAGAATGTCATCAGATTCGATACCGAAGAGAACGATAATGTGTGATTCTCAAGTATCGGTATATCTGCTGTCACCCCGATGGTCGGAATGCCAATCACGTCATCCGTGTTGGTCTCCAGAGCCTCATCTGGCACCGTTACTGTAATGACCTCAGCAACCGTTATATCGTAACCTGGGGCCGCTGAGAGCGTTACAGTGACAACTGTATCTGAGGTTCTTACAACCGAAACTATTGATTCTTTGTCTCGTACCTCTCTATTCCAGCCTGTAATTTCGGCTTGAGCAGAGCTAATGCCATTGAGGATGTTCTGTCGTTGTTGATTGAACGGGGTTCCTGCAGCGACCCATGTATCATTATTTATCGTGATGATAATGGTTTGGCCGCCCGCCCGAACTGTGGTCTCGGTAAATGCTACTGTTCCGCTGATTGTGGCCGATACGTCTAAAGCTGACGTATATCCGCGAAGTACAACAAACGGGATTGTCGCACCAGGCCCGTAGCCACGAACTATAATGTTACGGATGGCCATTTATGTGGCTCTCAAGTCGTGCGGGTTAATGCTGTCGGGTTAGTAGCATCTGAAAGTGTAAAAGTAGCCGCCGTTGTGATGCCGTCGATTTGTCTGACCGTCAGAGTAGTGCCAGATATTGCGAAATCACCCAGCATCTGCTGTATCAGGAATAGAGCCTGCGTCAGTGTAGGCGCAACACCATCAGCCGCGAATGCTTCAGTCATTTGAGTAGTCAATATATCCGTTACGGAAATATCATTAAGGGCCGCTATCAATCCAGGTATATCATCTGTCTGTAATTCGTTGGTATCTGCAACGATAAGGGCTGTTTCTGCCTTCACTGCTGCAATATCAGCACTTATATCAACAGTCGGTGTGCCTAGTTTTGGCTGCATATCGGCTGTATCCACCAAAATGTCAGCTATATTTATCGTATTGTCATCCAGCGTCTCAACTACAGCGCCACCTGAATTATCCGTGAGATCCCAGTTTCCTCGTCTGAATACAGTCCCGCCTATGCAGTTGGCGTTAAAGATGACCTGACCATCACCCTCAATCGAGGCAATATCAGTACCTGCTTGCCCCATATTTTGAAACTCAATACCACCAGATGAATGTCTGAGATTAAGGTTTGTGTTCAACACAGCAGCACCAAAGTCAAAAACTGGAGCAGCAGGCCCTGCTAAACCTGAATGCCATGAATCATAAAACATATCTCCAGCCGGTAAGGTCTGTGTGCCAGTAACGCTAGAACCTTCAATAACATGCGTATCAGCCGGTAATGTCACTGCACCCATCGAGCAGGCGCGGAACTTCTGAGTTCCCGTGCCAACCGCTATACCAGAAACAGTAGCACCTATAAACGTTGAATCGCTTATATCCTGACCACCCAAAGCCAAAGTCCAGCTATCATCACCCGTGAATAAGAAATTATTGAAGGTGGATGCCAAGGTAATGTTTGATCCTGGTGCTATTCTAAATCTTGATAATCCTAAAGATGTTGCCAATGTAGTGGCATCGGCTAATGTGTCAACTGGGTTGAATGGGGTTCCCGACTCGAAATCAGTGGTGCCGGGTGACCCATTAATGGTATCGATCCATACTGCGCCATCCTCATAAACACCAAACTCCTGAAGATCGCGAACTCTGCGCCCCGCTGAATCAGCTATATTATGTGTGGCTCCTGTTAATATCTCATCCCATATATCATCAACCGCAGCAGCCGTAATACCAACATCAGCGGTTACACTACCTACAGATCCGGACAGGTCTCCAGTAATATTACCGGTGATATTCATGGTTTGATCAGGAAGATTTATAGCTGTAAGACCAGCGCCTGCCACACCAATATCGTCTGTCTGTCCTTCGATCACGGCAATATCGGCTGAAACGCTTGCACCTGCTGGCGCACCAAGCCGGATAAATGCAGCTCCTAACTCAATAGTAAACTGTCCGACGACTTCTCCAATTATCGAAACGCCACCTACTGTTCCGGTTGATATGTAGATTGCATAGCTTTTGCCGGCCTCGTATCCATTCGCCGCAGTCGCTACAATGGTGGCCTCATTCAGACCAACAACAGAGGCTCTATCCACACTGACGCTAACCCCAGAAGTAATGGGTGTGGCGTTGTTTTCCTCCAGCACCGAAAGCACCGGAGTTCCTGCTAAGACTGTTGGTATACCAGTAGCAAATGCACGAGTCGTAAACTGGTGCCGGAATGTGTCTTCAAGCGTTATATCTCTCATTTATTGAATTTCTCCATTAGCCAGCTAATCCACCCGATCCTCCTGCGATGCCTCCTGGCCCAACAAGTCCGCCATGATGTGCAAGACTGGACATTATCCTGCCACCGGGAGCCACAGCAGTAAAGTTAAATGGCCCAATATCCGCCACACCGGTTCGTGTCGCGCCAGTTATGTCAATCGCGAGTGATCCGGTTCCCGCCGCGTTTAGCAGTGAATCGAGCAGGGTGAAGTCAAAAGATGAAGTTGTTGTGCTAGGGCTCGTAAATTCATTAGCGGATGCAACGATATCCACAGAATTTGTAAATATTGTCTGAGCCGTCCCATCAAGAGATGCATTATGCGAGCCAGAGGGTGCCGGAACACCATCAAAGAAGTCATTCGTAGCCTCAACAACCCAAGAATTCGTAACTGTTGATTCGTCTTCTAGTAGTATTCCGAAAGTGTTTGTGCAAAAAAATCCACAATGATTGAAATTAAAAGTAGTGCCAGCGCCGGCATCTCTTGGCTGAATTCCGGAGCAGTCCCCAACAGCCAGATAATTCACAAAAGTGTAATCTGCGTTCGTTCTGCTTGTGTTCCATATAGCGTTACTGGATGCAGTTCCAGTATAGAGTGTGCCGCAACTGTCTATCGTAAGGAATCCGTCACTGGCTCCGACACCATCATGAATCATCATCGAAACATTGCTATTTTTATATTCAATAGCAGTTATCACGATATGATCTTCTCGCAGAATCCACCCAAAAGCGCTGGTTAAAGCAAGTTGATAACCCGAAGAATTATTATCCCTCGATACCCCATCGAAACGAGCGGCGCCCCTGGCTTCTATGTTCAGAAAGTTGGTGGTTGTCGTAGTCCACCCATCAATATTCCAAACTGCTGTATCCACTCCGCCTACGGTTGTAATGGCGTTGAGCGTCGAAGCACTTGTCAGGTCGGCCTGCTCCGCTGCCTCAAGCGCAGAAAACGTTTGATAGGCGTGTGTGTTGTCACCAGAGCTGTCTGTATCAGTGGTTCCATCACCACCCGCATCAGCACCAATGCGCCAGAATCTATCAGTCATAGTACGTCCGAGTCAGTTAATTGGTTACTCTCATCGTCAGCCGAAGCATCCAGGGGATTAATGATAATCTTTCGTCTAATTCTGGTTTTTGCCGCTGTCCAATCAACTGTTATCTCGCCCATTGTCAGCAGTTCTGCTCCAATGGCAGCAGGTAAAACGGACTGTGGCACCCTCCACCTCCTGCGTCTCTCCTCAAGGCGTTCAGTAAGTTTATCACGGAGCTTTAACGCGATGCTGTTGGGTACGTCTGTGATATGTACATAAGCAAAGGGCGATCCAGCGGCGCCAGCGTTTAGCCTGTATTTTCCATCGGTTAAGGTGGCATATTGACTAGCAACCCATCCGGTCAGAATGTCGCCTCTTCTATATCGTCTCGCTGCCTTCTCAGGATCATAACTGAGGTCATGCGTCGCCGGTTCCAGCATTATTTCCAGCGTTACATCGACCACAATCTATCCTTACTCGTATCCGCTACAATTAAACTCACACAGGTATCCATCACATATGTAAAAGATGTGTCCACAAACAGACCAAATGTGAGTTATCTTGTGCATGATATTGTCCCATTACGGGATTCTAGCACAGTAAAAAAGGGCGCACAGCATCAGTCGGAGCAATTTGACTAAGTGCTGTGGCCCGAAAACTCTAGATATAACTCTTTGTCACCACAGCGAGAGCCTCATCAACTGATCGTACAATTCTTATCTGTCCTCGCCATTTCGGTATAAACTTTTCCTGAAATGGAGTGAGTTTATTCAACCCTTTTGGATTCTTACATTCTAACAGAAAATTCCTCGCTCTGTAGCCTACAAGTAAATCCACTGGCCGACCCATCTTGTAGACAGTACAGCCAATCTTCTCCAATGCTTTGACTATCTCGCTCTGGTTATTGTCGCTTCTATGTCTCACCAGCTAATTACACCCATTTCAATCAATTGGGCTTGAGTTCGCATAATCCCCTCAAGAAACGCTCTTTGTATCTCATCGTCTGCCTTCTTCTGTTCTGTTTCTGTATGGCAATCAGAACAGCACCAAGCGCCCAAGAGGTCTGGAGCCTTCATACCAGCACCTGTTATGCCGGCAAGTCGTAAATGAGCTAGCACGGTCGTGGCTATATTGTGGTTGCATATGCCCGGTAGTCTGACTTGACACCGCTTATTTTGTGCCAATTTCCTGAGATTAGACAAAACCCACCACCATATCAGCCACTTGATTTCTGATCTCCTCATCCGTCAGATGCTTACAAACATGCTTTAATATTACATCAATCGTCTTGGAGAATAGCTTTTCAAACTCATCATCATCCATATTAGCAAATGATATAGACTTGGCTTCAGTTCTTATATCGCCGTTCAACCTGACGCTCTGCTCATAGAATCCAGCGAGAATTGTGATGTCCTTTCTGAATCGATCTTTATTCTTCATGGGCTGATCATCTTCAGGCTCCCAAAAATCATAGGCTAGATTAATCAATGCCCAGTACTTTCGATGGAAGGCATGATTGCGAACTGACGTTATTTTGAGTCTCACTGGTCGACCAATCTTCATCTTTTTCAGGAAGTCACTAGCATCCTCATCAAACGGGACAAGAGCATTGAATGCGGTTTTTTGAAATATTGCGTCCATTAAATAGCCCTATACATGCGACCAACTCTTTTTAGCAGCAATATTATTAATGCTTGTAGCGCAAACGCCAAACAACCACACCAATGCTCGTCTATCGGTGCCAATATCAATTAAGTCTCGAATTAATACGACATCACACTCTTTTAACTTGCAGTTGGAATTATTAACGCCATGACGATCATATATATTTTGTCTGCCCTTAGCATACATGTCTTGTAAATTATCAGACTGAGTACCTAAAAACAGATGGTCTGGATTTATACATGGAGGATTATCACACCTATGGCAAACCAATAACCCATCGGGTATCTCCCCAAAATATTCCTCATAGCATACTCTATGTGTCATTTTATGTTGACCATCAATTGTTATAGATCCATAGCCTCCGCCACTTTTTCCACCATTCCAAATCAGACAACTGCCATCTTCAGTCGCCCTGAATAACAATCTCTCTTTTATTGTTCTGTCGTGAAATGTTGACTTGTTATAACCGTATCTGCCAAATCTTTTGTAATGCTTATTACAAAGCCGCTTGCCAACTGGCCTGTTATGACAGCCTTCAATCTTGCAGATATTCTGGCTACTCTTCTCTTGCGATACTATTGCTTGTATGCTCATTTCTTTTGCTCCTGTTTCAGTAGGGTCAGAGGCGTTATAGGCTTGAACTCAGTGCAGATCGGCCAACCGTCCTTGTCGAATACCCACTCTTTCGTCGGATATTCCTCGTCTTGCACATCGAATATCAGGGCGCGACCAAGTATCTGGCAACCGCCCGTCTGTGACTGACGGCCTTTCCAGTCATGGGCGCATTTGGAGCAGAATGCCGCCTCGAATATATCGCCCTCGGTCCCATTCGAGGGCCGGAACGATCCGCCGGCAGATTCGGGATATTGATACAGGATTTGTGGCTTCTGATTCATTCGATCATGTTCCTATCGTTTGCTGCAGTTCTTGTGATCGACCCCAGAGGGCCAATAATTCATCGCGACCATCTGGACGACGTTCTTTCACGTGTGGTTTCAACCAATCCGAAACCGTAGACTTGCCACATGGCCCAATCTTTTCCGTAATGATTGCCGCTATGCGAGCGTGTGACAGACCTTCCTCCCTAAACTCAAACGCCATCAAAACCATTTCATCTTTTCTTGGATGTGATCTTTTCATGTCCTGCCTCAACAAGTCTAAATCTAAGCGAGCCGCCACCAGGTAATTTCTGAACCGCTAATGTACAGACCTTTTCCCCCGTCTTGCCAGCCACACGGCTCCACCGGCACACCACAAACCTCACGGACGCACCTCTTGCCATATAGTTCTTGGGTGTACTCTTGATGAACGGTCTTCACATCGCACAACTGGCCGTGTTCTGGGACTTCGTTTGCCAGTGAGCGCCAACCGACGCCTTTATCCATGTCCTCAGTCCTCACTAATCAAAATGCAATTCATTGCAAATACGCCAGGCCCTGCCATCAGCCTTGCATTGTTGTTCAACACGCTCTTGATTGTGCTGTCTTTCAATTCTGTCTTTTCTCTCATCACCGGGATTTCTAACTTGTTTGGCAATATTTATTGTTAAGACACCAGTAGAAAACACCAGAATAAAGACAATCAAAGCAATAAAATCTGCTTTCATGGTGTCAATCTCTGTTTTTGATAGTTTATTCATCCGATCTCCAGGCCACGCAAGGCATCTGCTATCTTGTCTGCTATTGCTTTGCTTTTGGTCAAAGCTACCTGATGATTTCCATATCTGGAATATATTGCGAATTTCCATCGGCCCTGTTGCATGACACCACGCACATCATATTTTTTCTCACTCATTTCTTATGCTCCTGTTTATCATCTTCCTCTACAGGGTCACTGTATTTCGGATAAATCCTCTCAATCTCTGCTTTCGTCATTTTGCGCATGGGCATAAAATAATGGTCTATGTCAGCCACAAAGCCGTATAAGGGCTTTTTGTCTGGTTTCTTGTCATTCATCCCCGTCTCCAAAATCATATAAATATAGTGTCTTTCCATACCAAGATCATAGACCCCTACTAAGAAAGGGGCCTTACGTGTTCCTTATGTCCATTGATACAAAACCAGCATGGTCTTTCTGCATTACGTTTGAGGGCAACCAACCTCTTGGGGTCTTTCTTAGTGCTGTTCAGTCGGGTCTAAAACCGTTGTATCTCTGCGATCTGACATTATTTGAGAGCACGTCACTGCTCGTTCGGGTTTGAGTTATACAAATTGCTTTGAAGGTGGCTTCAGGATCAACCGGGTCCCGGCTTACATTCACCTTGGCTGCTTGGGGTTTGGTACCAAGACAATTATGCAAACCACACTTGCACAAGCCACCATCAAAACAATCTGTTATACAAACTGCTTTAGTGAACGGCCCTCGGCTCATTATCGTTATGCCGAGCCTCGCCCGAATCGAACGGGCTTTAGGTTGCCTTCCGCGGACTAGCACCTGTATTCCAACAATAGGCATGACGCACATGCTTAGGCCGTTCCTAAAACAGTCTGTTATACGGTCAGACCGATAAAAACACCGCCAGAATGCGGTTAGACTTGATTTCAAGAGCAGGGATAGTGATATAATCAACCTGCGCCTGGTTTCGAATCCACCGATTCCAGTACCAGTCCTTGTAAGACTGGTTAAATCTGAGAGGCTGATTCCTGTAATGGGTTTCGGCCTCTCTTCTATCAAGAGTATGTTATTCATCATCCTCATTCAACTGTTCATTATCCGTGGATCTGTTTAGACAATGGATTTTCCCAATATATGGGGCCACTCCTCCTCTGTTGGCTTCCTTTCATCGCCGCAATCGATACAGGCCATTCGCGTGTATTCGCGAGGCACTGTCATCGTTGCTTTCCATTTGTGATCTTCGCCGTTCAAGCAATCTGCTTTTTGTTCGTGGTAGACAAATAGAATCGATGTTCGGAAGATGTACAACTTCTCACACGAATGGCACTCAACCTCGTGGGGTCCGTCTTCCTCATAGCCGAAACCATCGTCATGACACACTTCCTGTGCGCTACCGCAATAGGGACATTCAAGATCACTCATTGCTCTAATACCTTACTGTCTACAATAGCTTTGATAGCGCTCATAGTGCGGCCCAGTTTGAAACCACAGCCAAGTTCTGTCCCTTTGTTCTCAGTTGAAAATACTTGTACCCATTCATCGCGAAAGCTAATATAGATATTTGGTAAAGCATCCACCTGTCTCATAAGTTGAGCTGCGAGGGCGTCACGTACCGGCTGAATTGCGTATGCGGGTGAGCATCGGTGAACACATGCTGCGTGGATATTTCCAGCCTTATTAATTTTCCATCCATCAGCCAGTTCTACTGCCTTAACTATATATTCTTTGTCATCCATTCTGTCTGCTCCGATATTCATTTACCTGAGACCTCAACGAGTCGCTGCCATAAATCCTCACCAAAGTAGTGTGGACCCTCAACATCATCCTCAACTGCTTCTCGAATCAGGATAAGTAAATCTCTTCGTTCAGTAGACTCGGTTTCTGCGGCGATCATTAGCTGTTCAGCAACGTATAGCAACCTATGAAAGTCACCGCCATTTCCCGACTCCCACGCAGTTCGTATGTGATTTAGCTCATCTCGCAATTTAGCGTTATTCATCATGACTCCGTTTTGCCTGGGACTAAAGCGCCAGCAATAAAAATCCCAATTAGCCCCAGAATGCCACCAGTGATCAACAGACCCCACACAGGAATACATACTTCACTCATTGCTCTAATACCTTACTGTATACAATAGCTTTAATGTGTTTCCAATTCTCACCACGTAATGCACCAGCTAAAGTCTTTACTGATACGCCAAAGCAACGAGCAATATTAGCCACTGACTCGCCAGCCTTTTTTCGTTTGTGCGCTACCAACAATATTTCTTCTGTGAGAATCGCCCTGTAGTGGTCCTCTCCTTTGGCGATACGAGCACGACTTCTGTTTTCCTCAATAGGTATCCAACGGCAATTCTCGGGAAAGTAATCACAGTCTGGATCTATGCGATCTATCGACAAAGATGCATCAAATCCGTTATGAATAGCCCATTCTCGAAACGCATCAAATGACTCTCTCCATTCCTGACACACGCCGATACCTTTTCCGCCGTAGCAATGGTATTTACTGTGGCCTTTATCCCTACACCGTCCATTCATTGAGGTCCATCGTGAATATAGGGGCGCTGTTTCAGTATCGGTGATGCTGTAATCTTTGTTGCTGTATTTATGCTGATTACTCACTTTCAAGAACTCCTGAATCAACAATTGCACGAATGCTGTTCATGGTGCGGTCTTCGTCATTTGCTTTTGCTATTCGCGCCATATCACCAACACTAAAAGCCGATCCAGACCAAACCTTTGCAGTTCCGTGTGGGTCAGAATCAACCCAAAAATTATCAAGCACATCAATCTGTCTCACAATCTGTGCTGCGATGATGTCTTGCACCCATCCCCACGACAAATGAACTTGTTTCGGTATTCCATCTACTTCTGGATAGGTCCAATTATCAGAATCAACCTCCCAATCAATAAGCACCGCACCCTTGCGTATAACATCTTTGTCATCCATTCTGTCTGCTCCGATATTCATTCATTTGGGCGATTGCTTTTCCGGCATCGATTTTTCTCTGTTCCTCACTGATCTGTTCCGGTCTGCGAGGCTTATAAGACAACTCCGGTATTTCGTAATCCTCGCCCCACCATTCATCTCTGCCGAAAAAAGTTCTGGCCTGTTTTACTAATTCGGTTCCTGTCTTGCCGGTGTGATCACACCACTTAGCATAGGACTTTGTACCTTCCAATATGTCCTCAAACAGAACACCACGGCTTATATGGGCCTTTATCAGTCTTCTGGCAGCAACCCATCCCTGACCGCCTGATCGTTTGGGATAAGCTGATTCAATGGTTTCTGTGTCCATTACATTAAGTCCAATTCGTCCTGTAACCGCTTGATGGCCCACTCAACTGCCTCGCGTTCGCAACCTTTAAGACCCATAGTTCCGCCACCATCAAAGATAAAGCTTCTAATATTTACGTCGTTTTCCGTTATGGTCACTACTCCAGCCTTCTCAATCATTTCAATTCCCTCTCTCACTAGTCAGATTTTGGAATACTTCGCATTCTCGTTGTTTCTTAGTCGCACACGCATATCCTATGGTCATGTTATGACGTTTACACCAGGCTAGTATGTGTTTGCCTACTTTGTTGTATGGGTCCATTATTTTATAGCCTTCAATGCTGCGCGGGCATAATCGCCTATTTGGTAGTCATCAGCATCACCGGCACCTGCCTCATCTATTTGATAAAGAAAGTTAGTCCACTGTGAATGATATTGCCTAGACTCACGCTTATCTCCGCGCA